GCACGGCTGCAATTGCACGCTCGGCAGCTAACATTGAAACCACCCGCATCCCGGATGGTGGACAGGTTACAGTCGAGTACTTCATCACAGAAGCGTTCACCTTTGCGACTGAGTACCCGGCTTTTGTAGAAATTCTCGCAAATCAAGTTACCACCTTCAAGCACGCGGCGGCAGATGTTCTGGTGAAGTCCATGGTTGCTACCCCTGTGGACGTTACGATGACAGTGATCTTGTCTCCTAACGCCTCATCGGACACGCTTGATCCTATTATCCGCTCCACCATTGATCTTGTTATGGACAACGCCACTACGACGTTGTACCAGTCTGAACTTGTTCAGCAGGTCATGGGCGTGACTGGTGTGCAGAATGTCAACCTACCGTTGGTGAAGTGTGCCAAGAGCGACGGCTCCTATGACATAGGTGTAGTCATCCCAACCAACACAACATGGATTCCTTTGTCCTCCGACCCCGCATTCGCTGGCTTGGCCACTCCGGCCAATAGCTTCATCACGCAGAGTGCGGTTCTTCCCGACAGCACGATTCCTTCGGGAGGCGAAGTTGATGCGTTCGTTGGCTTCCTCTATCAAGGTCAGGCGTACGCACGTACAACCTCGATTCAGAGCTTCCTCTCGACTGCGGTAACTCCGGCGGCTGCGGTGGGTCTGCCTCCAATGTCGGTGTCTGGCTCCTTCTACATCATCGGTACTGGAGACTCCATCACACCGACGAACCCGCTACCTTCGACCTACGCTCAGAGGGTCATCATTACCCTTCCAAGCAAGACCATCAACCCATCCCTGTACTCGTTCTTCTGCACTTATCAAGTGTTTGGATCAGGCTCTGCAACTGACATAACCATGTCGTCCACCGAGTACATTGTTCCCGGAAAAATCACTCTGAGCTATCTGACTGGGAGCTAAAGCATGACGCCAATTTACAACCCGCGAGGAACTTGGTCTGCTACCACAGAGTATAGTTACCTTGACTCAGTACAGTATAGTAGCCAATCGTACATCTGTACGAGCAGGGGTGGATCATTCAATCAGAATCCCGCCACCCACACGTTGCCTGCTGGATCGACGGCAATTCCCGCCGGGTCCGTGCAGCACGCGGGGATGAACCAGTTCAAGGACGTGTTCCTGGGCGCGGACCACCGGGATCGTCGGCATAAACGCCCTCTCCAGCCATGGCAGCCGCGCAAACAGCATCAGCACCATCACCACCACCGTCGCGCTGAACCACAGCATCAGCCGTCCCTGCCGGGCACCACTGTGTGGGTGATGGTTCCTGTTGTTACTCAGGAAGACCAATACTACCTTCGCTCTCGCGAAGACCTCATTCAGTTGGAGGACGCACGGTATCGTTCCCTCATCAGTGCAGTCGCCAACTTCTACACTACGCGAAACGACCAGAGCCTTTGGGGTGCATTCATCCGTGCCATCGCAATGGAACTGGCTCGTATCGAGTACATGTACTCGTACGACATTGTAGCCAAGAACCCGGTGTATCTTACTCCCCCGGACATCAAGCGTGAGTATGCTGATCCTCTGTTTGTTACCGGCACGTTCCAACAGCAGACTCAGTTTGACATGGGTGATTTTGGCGCTGAGGGTGCAGGGTTCTTGGTATGGGCAGGAAACACCGGCTTCATCGCCAACGCGGTGATTGTTGACAGCAATGGCAACTTGCAGGTAGCGACAACTCCGGGCGCAACGGCATCATCTCAGCCTTCATGGTCTCTTGAACTCGGTGGGATTACAACCGATGGTTCGGTTGTCTGGACAAATTACGGTCAAGCCCCTTCTCCGCTGGCATACCCAGTGGGCTATCGTGATATGTTGGTTGACCTCCTGAGCGCATATCAGGAAGGTGCGACAGCTAAGTCTGTTCAGGATGTTATCTACGCCTACACGGGCAAGAACATCATCGTGGAGGAACTGTACAAGCAAATTACGACTGGTGGGTTTTATGACCAGAGCGACCGGAACGCCATCGCAGTTAGCGTAAACGTTGGTGGAGACGACCCTCTTACAGACATCCAAAGCCTCGCTGAGTTGCAGCAAATTACCAACTCTCTCTACACTGCCATTGACCTCGCCAAGCCAGCCCACGTTGGTCTTGAGTTCACCACAGTATTTGGTGCATTTGGTGATGAGAACGTGAACTGCTTCATCAGCCCACGGTATCTGACCCAGTATCAGTTAGCTACCTTACCAGCAGCACAGGCAGCGTACTACTCCCTCATCGCTTACACGCTTACCACGCAGATTTATCAGGGCTGGATTGCCACAACCAACTTCCCGGCTGGCACTATCATTCAGGACTCGAACGGTAACGTTCAACTGACCCTTGTAGGCGGGGTCTCTGGTACCATCAAGCCCACTTGGAACCCTACCCTACAAGGGACAACTGAGGATGGTCTATCGAGCCCTCCAACTAGCCCCCCATCATATTTGGTGTGGATAAACATCGGTACGCCCGAGATTACGATTGCGGCCTATGCTGCTCTACCAATTTCACAGCAGCCGTACTATCAGAGCTACTATCAGAACCTGAATTGCGTGGGAACTGGCATTGACGACACGTTGGAAATCCTTATTCAGCAAGTGGAAGAGCCTCCGTTCGACCCGATGCTGTATCAGGCTCCTACATTCGACCCGGCTAACCCAACCACAACGTTGGCTGCATATGGTCGTCGTGTGCTCACGCCTATCATGGTCTCAAGTTGGCAGCAGTTGAATGCGTCTCCTACTGTATGGGACACCACTGTCACGTACCCCAAGGGCACGCTCGTGCGTGGCCGGTACTGGGGAGAGGATGGTAGTTTCAACGCGGGGGTATGGACACCGGGTGGTTGGCAGTTGTATCGTGCCAAGAAAAAGAGCACAGGGCAAGACCCTATTGGGGACACCAACCAGACCTACTGGACACCGCTGTCGTCCCCATCAATCTATCAGGCTTACTACCTCGCACAGAACGGTCTCTACGTTGCTGGCATTCGCCAGTGGGCACCTAGCACTAACTTTTACACAGGACAGTTGATGATTGACAATAACGGCAGTCTCCAGATTGCAAACTCGGGCTCATCGCCGCAGTCGCCCCCTCAGTCTCCTCCGTCTCCGGGTCTCACATCACCGGTTGCGACAGTTGCGACAACGTTTGATGCTGTCAGTATTTCTAACAACCTGCTCACGTTGGTTGTGAACAGCACAGCGGGAATGGGTTTGGTAAATGATGTCAGTCTCATCACCTTGCTCGGATTCTCGTTCGCCACGTTTCTCAATGGACTCACGCTGCCCGTAGTTGCATTCAGTGGCTCCAGCATTATCATGACTTTGGTTCACGCTGACTACAATTCAGAGACACAGTTGGAAGGTTCGGCAACAGCACGCATCGGCTTCAGCCAGTCCAAGACTGTGCCGACTTACGATGGCACGATTGTCTGGCAGTGCTTCGGTTCAAACCCTTACACCGACCCCAGCAAATGGATTGCGGTGGTGGACTCGACTAACAATGTCACGGGTGAAGTGGCGAACTGGGATGTCACACACCCCATGGGGTTGCTTGCGCCCAGAACTGACCTCTGTTGGGAAATTTCTGGTGGCGACTTCTTCTCCTCTTACGAGGAGTAGCCTCATCCTGTGACCCCCAATAATACATCAAATCGTGTCCGTGTAAACAAAGCTCTGACCACCCATTAGTGAACTATTAAATAGCTTAGTGTATGGATAAGAACTCTTACTTAAGTCCAGCGACCGGAAACCTTGACATTTCAATCATACGAGATGCGCGGCCCTATGCCCTCATCTCCCTTGACCTCGGAATTCCCAATTTTACTGTGTTTTCTATGAAGTTCCCGCTGGTGGAAGACAAACCAAACTCGATGAGTGGTCTTGTTGCCGAAGCCATCCACGTGCTGCTTGACGAGATGTCGTCCTTCATGATTACGGCTGGGTACGAGCAAGCCATCATCGTGCAGGTCTATGCTGCCACGCTGAATTGTTTCAAGGGTATGACGGGCGAAGCGGATACTAACAAGTCCATGTCTCCTATCAGCAAAGACCCGACCGTGAAGAGCTTCGAAGGTACGTTCAAACTGCCCATGTCCTTTGTCAATGAAACCTATGACAAGGTGGTCACCGCTTCTTCAGGAAAGACACTCAAGCGTCCACCGACGGTTCGTCACTTGGAGTTGACTTACGACAAGCCGTCCAAGACTACGGTGCAGGATGCACGTAAGATCATTCAGAACTTCCGCAGCCGCACCATCAAGAATCAGCCGCGTCCAATGTACCTCATTGTGTACGACCAGTGGGGCAAGCCCACCGCCACGATTCCTCTGGGGGGTGGTAGCTTCAAGAATGAATTGCTCAACACCATCTACCCCAAAGGTAGAGGCAAGCGAGGTTCAACGAGACCAGAGTACACTCCTACGGTAAAGTTTGACAACGACGTTGAGATGAAGACAACCAACGTTAAGGGCATCCCCAAGAGCATCTACGTGGGTGACGAGCACTTCACTCCATACGGCACCCTCAGCGATGACATGGCTATCTACATCAACGAGAAGGATGAGAAGCAAGAGTGGGTCGTGAAGTTCACCGATGGCCGCTGCGTGTCCTTCTCTGACTTCCCTTCGATTGAAGAACTGAAGGAAGGCAACTACCCGGTTCCGACTTACTACATCGACTGGACAATTCTCGACAAGGAAGACATCCCTGAATCCTCTGACGCGGCGGAAGCTGTGGACGAGCAGGGCAATGAGGTTATCGAACCATCTGAAACCGAAGTCAACCCGACCACCGACCTCACGCCGGACGACGAGAAGAACGAGCAGCTTGAAGAAGGCGAAGACAACACCCCAGACGGTAACGAGGCCCAGTCTAAGACATCGACTGTGAAAAAGGGTTACGAAGATGAGAACGGCTACTGGGTTGGTGCCGGGGGTGCAGCTTCAGGTATTCTCCCTATCTGCACGACCACGGGTCGCATCTGTTTGGCTTGGCGTAACGCTGAGATGAATGGTGGGGACTGCTGGGGAACCATCGGGGGCGGTATCCAGAAGGGCAAGTCCCCGGCTGAGAGTGCTCGACACGAGATGATGGAAGAGGTTGGTTACAAGGGCGGTATTCGTCTCATTCCTGCCTTCGTCTTCACCGATGGGTCATTCAGGTATTTCAACTTCCTCGGCCTCGTGCCCACTGAGTTCGGCCTGAACCCGATGCCGGGTGGCTCGGCCAACTTGGACTTCGCGGACGAGACCGATGAGATTAAATGGTTCTCTTTGGAAGACCTTAAGTATGAGGTTGAGGAGCACCCCGGTCATTTCCACCCCGGCCTACTCGCTTTGTTTGAGAATTCGGGAGCAATCATCCGTCAGATTATCGACGCCGTGAGTAATAAGGGATAGAGGTCTAACTATGTTTACTCAGGTCGAACTTGTTTCTCAGAATAACGAAGTCCGCGTCTACTGGCTAGAGCACGGGCACAACTCACTCAACGTCCACATCGCCGTGGGCCGTGGTGTAAAGATTTTGGAAGAGAATCCGTACTTTCGCATCAGGCGGGTTTTCACCACGCTGAACAACCGCAAGGACTTGCCTGTGAAGTCCAACGTCGGCACGATTGTTGAATTGAACTGATGGTTTATACGGTATACAAGACGACCAACCTTGTGAATGGCCGTTATTACATCGGCGTCCATAAGACTAAAGACCCATATGACAGGTATCTGGGTTCCGGTTCTATCCTGAAAAAGGCGATAGCTAAGTATGGCGTCCATGAGTTTCAGAAGTCCATTTTGTTTATCTACCCAGATTCTACCTCGGCCTATGGTAAGGAGTTTGAACTCCTTACCGTACTAAAGGGCGACCCCTTTTGTTACAACCTGATTGATGGGGGTGCTGGCGGCTGGGAAGGGGCGAACAGACTACCGGGTGAGTGGCGAAGTCAGAAACGACCAGTAGAAACCGGTCGGCGTATATCCGCAGCTAAGTTAGGCAAAAAGTTCCCCAAACTATCGACTGCTTTGAAAGGTGTAGCAAAATCAGAACAAGCCAAGGCTCGGATGTCGGTTTCAGCTAAGCAGCGTGCTAAACGACCTGAGTGTTTAAGTCAATTGCAACGTAATGGCTATACATCCCTACTACAGGGGCACCTCCGCCCCGGCAGACCCTCAGATTCTGCAATAGAAAAGATTCGACAGAAGGCAATTGGTAGACCTGTCTCTGAAGAAACAAGGCAAAAGCGGTCTGCACGTAACAGGGAACGTAGCCCTGAATTTAACTCTTGGTGTGTGAGGAAGCGTTGGGCGGCGACTAAGGGCGTCCCATTTAGTGAGCCAAAACCCCAAGTGTACTTGGAGCAGTCAAATGCAGCTTGAAGATTTCAAGAAATATTCTCCCTCCACTAACATCCGAGTATCTCGCGAGGACACTGGAGAGATACTATTTGAAACACACAATACCATTGTGAATGTAACTAAATGGCTGTTCTCCCGTTTGATGGCCAACGTCAATCCCACCGACCCCAATCCCCCCTACCCGCTTGGTCACGAGCCTCTGTACTCGGTGTGGGGCTTGGCTCTCGGTGCCGGTTCTCCCACGTGGGCTCCCGAGACTCAACCTCAGGAGACTCCAGTTCAGACCTCCCTCATTCAGGAGTTGATTCGCAAGCCTCTATCTCGCATCAACTTTGTTCAGCCTGACCCATCTGGTGGCTGGACGGCTAATACCCTATCCACCTATGTAAATTTCCAATGTACGGTGAACGCTACGACTGACAACCTCACGCAGGGCATCCGTGAGATGGGGCTTATTGGCGGCGGCTCAGCCAGCCAAAGCACCAACATGCAGACGGCTCCTTACTTTTCAGGTGATCCCACGACTTATGCCAATGTGGCTGCGGCGACGAACACAGTTACATTAATAAACTACAAGACACTTCCTCCCTTACTCCTCCCTCCGGGCGTTCCCGTTATTTTTTCTTGGATTGTAAGTTTCTGACCCTAAATTATGAGTGTTGAGAATATACTAGCGATTCAGATTGGTGAGGAACAGACGTGGGCTAACGGTGCCGTAGACACTGGTCAGCGTGCGGTTCTTGCTGTCACCAGCATCTCCGCAGATGTTCAGACCACCACCTTCTATGGCA